CCCTACAAACATTTGTTGGCGGCAAAAAGGGTTGGCGCAATATCGGCTTCTATTCGTCTGTTAAAAGCGCAGTCAAAAAGTTTATCGAACTAAACCCACTGGATGAGAAAGAGATGACACTGGTCGAGTATGCAGATCGCGTCATGGCATCCGCAGAGGGCGTTGTTGAGAGGGGGATCAAGTAATGAATAATGATGAGATATATTTATCTATATGTAAATTGACGAAAAAGCAACGTCATAAGTTGGGCGTATTTAACAGATACGAATTAGTCGAACAATTGCGTTTGCGCGGATACAAGTTTTGTCTAAGGTCTCTTGTCAGGATAAATGATGATATTCCTAAAATTGTTCTATCTAACACCCAGTTAAAAAGACCTCGCGCTTTTTTTGTGCTTAGTGAAGTAATAGAGCATTTAGAAAGGCATATGAATATTGTAGCAGATTGGCTTAAAGAACGTGGGATACCGTTGCCTGATGAGGCACATCCAGTCAATAAAACAAGGGTAAAAATAAAACTTAAAGACCCATCAAAACCAGCACTAGGGAAGGAAAAGGCAAATGGCTAGAGTAATGATGAATGTAATCTTGGGTGGCTTTGCAGTCTTGTACTGTCTTAGCTGGACTAACATCCTACATCCCACATACAACTTCTGGGGCTTGCTTTATTGGTTTGGCAATCTATAATATAACCAGTTTTTCCTCCCAGCCTGTGTCCCTCCTCGCGCACAGGCACTTAACCCAGTGGCTTACCTTTCGGCCACTGGGTCTTTTTCTGCCTACTTTGTTAAGCCTTTGACCTTTTCAAAAGTCCTCAGACGACCAAGACCCAACATACCCAACAACACGGTCATCAGGCTTTCCATGTCGAACTGTGGCAACTCAGGTATCTCTATGCCGAACCATCCAGTAAAGAACAGCGTGACAGGCACACCGACAAAGTGCCATGCCATAGCAATGCCACAAGTCCAGCCGATAAATGGACGCCATCCAGCAATAAACATATTGCGTGATTGCGCCTCTGCCTTGTTGATATCTAGCTGACCCATCACCTGATCTTGGATATGTTTCTGTGACATCGTGGCCAACTCGTGAGCCAGCCTTGCCTTTTGGTCTTTGTCCTCAATAAACTTGTCCAGAAGCCCTGTAATCGGGGCGATAAGCGACTCAATCATTTCTTTGCCTCACTTCCTAGCCATACCGCAAATGCGCCAGTCATTGCCCCAGACACGACACTAATCATCGCACTCTGTTGCGTACTTAAATCACCTAAAGACATCCCCCACTCAATGACACGGATGTACATAATCGTCATAACCAGCATCATTAGCCGAGGCACTATTTTCCATTCTAATACAGTTGACGCAGACATTACCAATCTCCTGTACGCATCATCTCAGCAAGATGCTCTGCCCTGTGGCCGACTTGTTTTCGCCACATTGAGTCCAACATCTCATAGGCCGCTAATTCATAGTCGCCAGCGTGGATAGCGTCCTTAGTGTTGCGGAACTTATCGAAGCGTGGCTGGCCTAAGTTAAACATCATGCTGATGATAACGGCCTTGCGTGGTTCGTTTAGGTTGTCCGAGAAGGTGTATTTCTTGGCGGCCTCGATCACCTGATTGATATCGTTCATTAGCAGAAACTCTGCTTCCTTGGCCGATATACCGCCGCCCAGACGCTCGTCTATCAGGCGGCCATAACCAATAGTCCAATAGCCCTCAGAGTCCTTATAGGCGTGTTCTACAAAGCCCTCATGCTGTTTGATCAAGTCGATCAAATGTTGTGTATGATCCAAGGTCAATCTCCTTCTGCATCAACTTACTCACCTCGACACCCATGTTATATAACACATTTTGCATCTCGTTATCAGATGCCTTGCCACGGCCAGTCATAAACACTTCAACTGCCTCACCTGTATGGGGGTGAAAGCTGACAGTCACTGCCAGACCCATTCCTAATTCGGTTGTTACGCAAGGGCGTCTGTTGGGTAAGCTCATCTCTCAGAATCCTTATAGTTTGATCCCAGCTGTCTATTTCACGCTCTGCGCTGTCGAAATAGCTTACTGGCAAGGTTAGTTTGATTTTGTCCACTGAGGATACAGGCATAAAAAAACACCCTCGTTGTTCAGAAGACACGAGGGCTAGGATATCATAATCATCATAAGTGGGAAATCGTTTATTGCCGCCTTTGCCGACTGGGAACTGCAAACTTTTATTGCTTTGTTTCTGTGCGCTTAATCTTTTTGACCAGCAACACGATCTCACTTGAACCCGATAACACTCTCTGCCCTTATTAGCTATGAGATCAAAGGCATCCTGTTGTGCCATCGAGCAAGCCCAGCCGCGCTGTAATATGGCGGCTGATGCTAGATGTTCGCCAACCAGACCAGCAGTTGTGTTACTGAGGTCTGGTACGGCTATAAATAATTCATGCGGCAAGCTCGTCAAGACGTTGTTTCACCGTGTTTAGATCAGACATCATACGCTGGTCAGCGCGTTTATATTTCTGCTCTGCATTGTACACGGTGGAATGATCCCTGCCAAACGCTCTACCGATATCCGAGTAATTTGCTCTTGTATACCGTAAAGCCGCTACCATGGCGAGATGTCTAGCACCTGTCACTTTGTGCTGACGGCGGCGACTAACTATATCAATCACAGCGACACCCTTAACATCACTGACGATGTTGATGATGTCCTTGATCCTCACATAGTGTTCGTCTCTGCGCTCATAAGGAGCCGAAGCTAGGGGCGTCCCCAGCAATGCTTTGATTGCGTTTGATATTCTCGTTAAAACACTCATGGTTACAAAATACCTTTCCTTTAGCGTTGGCTAGACCTTGCGTCTTCCAACTAAATTGTTGATTACAATAGTGGCAAGTGCCGTTGCCACCCCACGGATGCCGCCCATTGCGGTCAATCTTTTTTGCTTTCTTCACGGCGTTCAGCCCTTCTGCGTTCTAGTGCAACGGTTATTAACCGTGAAGCAAGATCAAGTTGTTCGTCAGGTGATTGCTGGAAAATAAACATATCCGCACAATCCTCTGCCGTCATGAGCAAGCCAAACTCACGAGGCACAACCAGTTTGACCTTGCGGTTCTTACTGGTTGTTACCTGTGGCTTGCGGCGAAACCTAGAAAGGAACATCATCATCTAGTGTCGCCTGTTGCTGTGCCTGTGGCTGTGGCGTGGCCGCGCCATTAGGCTTTGCGTCCTTCAGTGACAGTGCAAGGCTCATGAATGTACTGCCCTTGGCAGAGGTTTTATTCCATGCAGAGAGCTTGTACTCCACGCCGTCAATCTCACATGAGCCAGTCATGTCAGGACGGTTGGGGTTGTCACCCTTGTCATTGACAAAGAGGACACCCCGAAGATTGTTATCATAATCAGCCATTAGAAATCTCCATTTTGCGTTGGCTAAATAATGCGCGTTGCTCTGGGGTCAGAGACAACGACACTCGGTTATAAAGAGCCTTCAGGCTCTCTAGGTCAGGTGCTAACCTGATCTCTTGCTCAAGAGGGATTGATACCTTCTTGAAATCCTTTGCTGGTGGCGGTGCAGACGGCGCAGGAGAGCTTGCAACGCTCTGCGGTAGGTCTTCACCCTGAAACAGATATGCGCCCAGTCCTAGTGCCGCTATTGCCTTGGCCAAGCAACGCTGAAGCGACTTATTCACCTCAAAGCTGTCTGGGTTCTGTATAGGCTTATTAGCGTGGTTCAGCACAGGCATAATCTCTGTGCATGACGAGTCTAGGCTTGGAACGGATACTGTGACTTGCACATAGCCGTAGCCATTGGGGTCAAGCATAAACGGTAGGCCGTTAAAGATATGCTTATGGTATGTGGCATCTGGGTAATGGTCTTTTAGAATTGACCATGCCCATGCCCAGCTTAGATAGGTAAAGCCGTTCTTTTTTTCGACATATTTGTTAACATCAACGGCTGATAGTGTGTTCCACACAGATTTGTTTATAGATTCCATAGTGTCCTCGCTTCATCAATAAACTGGTTGTTCCAATAGAATGGATGGTTAAACTCTGGCTCTACCAGACCAGCAAGCACCTTGGGGTCGGTGCTGATTGCCAGTAGGTTTTGCCGTATCAAAGCCCTGCGCCGTAGGTCATACAGGCAGAACTCTAAACTTTCAGGCGATAGCTTATCGCAGTTATCCTGATCAAAATGCACAATGTCACTGTCACTGATATACACAATGTTTGGCTTCAAGCCTGTTGCCGCATGGTACACTGCAACTTGGCAAAGATGATTATAGTCAGGCTCTTTTGGCATAGCTGGCTTAGACCAACCACGAGTGCCGTCCTTTTTAACCTGACCCTTTCTTGGGGCTTTGGTCTTCATCTCATAGAGATTGTCGCCATGCACTAGGTCAATGTAGCCTGTCAATGGGATAGATATGTCAGGCAATTCCAGATGTATCTTCTGCTCTGCCTCTGCGCCTATCATCTCAGCAAAATGCTCACAGCCAAGTCTAACGGCTGGGTCAATACGCTCACGGAACTCAATGCGCTTTTCCTCATCCTCATCAGCAGGATGAAAGTCATAGTCTAGCAACGCCTGATCAACAGCCTGATCCATGTCAATATCCCCGACAAGAAAAGCCTGTATGCCATTGTGTACGGCTGTGCCATAGGCGGCGTTCTCACCGACTGTAATCGCCCTGCGCTGTTCTTTGTCAAGATAGACATACTCAAACAGCCAGTTTGGTGTCGGCCGCAGTAACTGTGATGGGCTAAAGTGATCCAGACCAATCTTTAGGAAGTTTTCTTCACTCATTACCAAGTATTCCAATCTGCTTGACGCTCTATTTTTCTGCCAATGGACATCAATGCCTCTAATGATGGACGGCTTAAATTGTTGGCAATCTCAGGTCGGTCTATGATCTCTCGCAATGCTTTAGCCTCTTTTTCGGTGAGGTAAATTTTGTATTTACTCATACTCAACCGCCTCTAATATCTCGACATCCCCGATGGAGTAACCGTTGTGGATCATATTGCTCTGACGGCCACGAAGCCTAGCCTCTGCTAATTCCTTGGCCTCAGACTCACACGCCGCCCTGATGATAATCTCTTTATAGAACTCAACCATCATACTGACCTTGTAAGTGGCGCAGTTGTAAAGAGGTGCTTTTGATTTGATGGACTTAGGTATCGCCATGACTATCCTCATCTGTGATATTAAAAATATCTGGGGCTAACTCATTCCAGATCGCATAATCTTTATCTAGCTGAAAACGCATTAGATACAATTCAGTGCGTTGGTCGCGGCCTTTGCTATAATAGCGTGGGTCTTCTGAGCAATCATAAAACCAATCATGACTTTGCAACGCCTGACGGTACTCCTCGATTGTGAATTTATATTTCATGTTATCCTCACTTGTTGTTATAAATCTGTTTTAACTTATTTGGGTTGACCGATCAAGTAAAAAATTATATTAGATTTATATTGTAACTTTTTAACCACAGGATAATAAAATGAAATTGGCAGAATGGCTAGTAACGAATGGCATTAGACAGGCTGATCTGTCTAGGATGCTCGATGTAACACAACCGACAGTGCATAACTGGGTTAATCGCAAAGCACCACCATCAGCAAAGCAGATGATGAAGCTGTATCAGATGTCCAAGGGTAAAGTCGGTCTAAAGGACTGGTGTGAAGAATTTGGGGTGGAGTGATGCTTGTACATCAATTTTTTGGCAGTGGTGATTTCAGTGACAGGGCGGCTTTCGTTTTCAGAGAGAAGGGAGAGTATGTCGTGATGTTTGTCAAGGATGCCGCGATTATCAGCGAGATCAACTTGACAGGACGATCCGAGCAGTTTGCTGAGGATACGGCTGAGAACTGGGTATTGGGTGGTGAGGCCGCATGAGGTGGCAATGCCGCATAACAAACAAGCACAAGCCCAGAGATGGACGTTATGATGTTATAGCGTTGCGCGGCTATTATGGCTTGGCTGGATATGAATTATGGGTGAGAAAAATGACTAATGGCAGAGTAAAGGGCGCAAACTTTGAGCGTGAACTGGCTAGAATGATACAGGATCAGCTAGGCGTTGAGGTTAAGCGAGACTTGGAACAGTACAGGGCTAGTGACCACGGCGACTTGATCGGGCTTGACGGCTGGACAATCGAGGCAAAGCGGTATGCAAGTAATGCTGGCGGCAACTACAAGCCAGAGTGGTGGTCACAGGTTACTTCTGCCGCAAATGCTAATTGCACTCAGCCTGTGCTGATTTATAAGTACGACAGGCAACCGATAAAGTGCGTTGTCAGGTTATCCAGCATCAACGCTGATTTTGCTGACAAAGACAACACGGCGGTCATTACATTCCCGACATGGTGTATGCTTGTGAGAGAGGGCTGGGCTGATGAGGCCAATGTACGAAACACAGACTGATCTTGACGGCGAGATAGCTATGATGGAGAGGCTTTGCGCCAGAAAAGGCCATGAGTTTCGCAAGCTACCGATAGCGTACAGACTAGACTTTGTGGTGCATGAGGCTGGCAGTAACAAGCCATTGTGCTTTGTTGAGTGCCGCAAGAGAAGCAATCCAATGGGTCAATACCCGACTTACATGGTCAGCTTGAACAAGGTTCTGTTCGCCAGAAAACTTGCAACGGCTTGCATGGTAAAGGCGTATTTACTTGTTGAATTTACGGATGGTCTGGCTATGCTGGACTTCAATGAGGACTGCGATGTGAGGATCGGCGGTCACAATAACAGGGGCGACTGGCAGGACATTGAGCTAGTGGCTCACTACGACATAACAAAAATGAGGAGAATGTCATGAGTATTAAAGCAGTTAGTTGGGCATTAGAGGTGGATATCAGTGATGCTATTGCAAAGCTGGTGTTAATCGGTATCGCCGACAAGTACAACGAGGAGCGCGGTTTTGGCTGGCCATCAGTAAAATGGCTTGCAATTGTTGCTGGGTGCAGTGACAG